TCTGCTGCGTTTACTGCTACAGTCAGTGCTGCTGGAACTGTTACATCTATTCAGATTCTTGATGGTGGTAGTGGATATACTGGATCTACGGTTGACCTCAAATTCTCTGCACCAAGAGTTATTGGTGTTGGAGTTGGAACAACAGCAACAGGAACTGCAACCGTTGGAACTGGTGGATCAATCACATCAGTAACACTGACTAACCCAGGAATGGGTTATACAAATGCTACAAACCAGGCAATTGTACCTCAAATTATTACAGAAGTTCCTACTGCAATCAGAGAAACTATTGGTGGTATTTCAAATGTTCAAGGATTTACTGGAATTATTACTGGTATTGGAGAAACAACCAACGGTAGTGGTCAAAAAGCAATTAAATTCTTCTTCTCGGCATTAAAAGATTACACTCCTTCTGGAGAATCTGAACTTGCATCTGATGCTTTAGATTTACAAGTAGGATATCCAATCATTGTTTCAAATACTAAGGTTGGACATGGAGTAACTTCCGTATATGATTCTGATAATGCAGTTGTTTCCATTGGAACAACATTCCTTGATAACATCTATATTGTTGATTCAATCTTCAGTGTTGGACCAATTGGAGTCCTGACTTGTAATGTTCACAATGCAACTAATTTAACTGGCATTGGTTCAACAGGAAACTTTGACGAATATAATGCAGGTCTTACAACTTCTCTTGGAACATTCTCTTGGGGAAGGATATACAACTTCAACCAAAGAACCAATCCAATTTCAATTGGTGTTACTGGATTGACAATTGATTCTGGTTTATCTACATTCCCAACAATTCAAAGAAGAGGCAATTTTGGTGAGTCTAAGACTGGAGCAGTTCGTTCCAGAAAACCAATTGCGGATCCAAATATTGTACAGGACAATATTTTACCGTTCTATCCATAATAAATACATAAAAAAAGATAACGATGTCAGCACTTGTTACTGATCAATTTAGGATTTTGAATGCCAGTAATTTTGTAGATTCTGTTGGAGATACTTCCAACGCATATTACATTACTGTTGGTCTTCCCAATCCAACTATTGTTGGATATGGTAGGAGCAATACGTGGAACACAAATCCACCAGCACCTATTGATAACCTTGCATATAATAAGCATACTGGCGATGTTACGTTATATGGTAGAAGAGTTTCTTCTTCTAATGTAAGAAGGTTGGCTAGAAAAATTGAATGGACATCGGGTTCAAAATATGAGATGTATAGACACGATTACAGTGTCTTAAATCCATCTCCATTAACAAATGCATCAAGATTGTATGATGCAAATTATTATGTAATTAACTCAGATTATAGAGTTTATATTTGTATTGAAAATGGTTCTAGTGGAGACAACCCAAAAGGTAATAACTCCCAGGACGAACCAAGATTTACTGATTTAGAACCATCCAGAGCAGGTGATAGTGGAGATGGATATATCTGGAAGTATCTGTTTACAATTAGTCCAAGTGATATTATTAAGTTTGATTCTATTGAATATATTACAGTTCCAAATGATTGGGCAACATCAACCGATTCACAGATAAGAGCAGTTAGAGAATCTGCAGATTCTTCTATTAATGAAAATCAAATCAAAACTGTTTATATCCAAGACCAAGGAGCAAATTATGCTAATGGTTTAGGGCAAGAGGTTGATATTATTGGTGATGGTACTGGAGGAAAAGTAAGAGTTGATGTTGTTGGTGGTAAGATTACAAATACTGTAGTCACTTCAGGTGGTAAAGATTATAGTTATGCAATGGTTGATTTGGGTTCTATCAACTCAAATACCACAGGAACTAGTGCACATCTGATTCCTATCATTCCCCCATCAAAGGGACATGGATATGATATTTACAATGAATTAGGAACCGACAAGGTTTTAGTTTATGCAAGATTTGATGATAGTGATAAAGACTTCCCAACAGATACAAGTTTTGCTCAGGTTTCTATCGTTAAAAATCCAACACAAGTTGGAACTAGCGATATCTACAAAGCAAACAATTTTAATGGTTTGAATGCATTTAAGTTCCAGACAGTGACTGGAACACCAAAGGTTGGAGAAAAGATTTTCCAGAGAGTTCAGCAAAATACTGCTAGAGCATTTGGTTATGTTGCTTCTTATGACCAAGATACAAAGGTTTTGAAGTATTTTTCAGATAGATCTTTGTTCTTGAATCAAACAACTCTTGATACTCAAGATTATACTGGCATCTCTACCAATGGTAGAAGATACAACTTTGAATCTTCCAGTGAATTAATCACAGGGACCACTTCTTCATTTACTGGTTCAATTGATACCACATTTAGTGGTTTCACTGTAAACCCAACAGGAACAAAGTTAATTAACCTCGGGGTCAACTTCACCGGTGGCACTGCAGTTTCTGAAATAAATAAAGGCTCAGGGGATATTATATACCTTGATAACAGAGCCAGCATTGCTAGGAACGCACGCCAAAAAGAAGATTTAAAAATTATACTGGAATTCTAAAAAATGCCACAGAAGACGAACCTCAACGTAAGCCCTTATTATGATGATTTTGATAAGGACAAGAATTTTTATAAGGTCTTATTTAAACCAGGGTATCCTGTTCAGGCAAGAGAATTAACTGGTCTTCAGTCAATCCTCCAGAATCAGATAGAATCCTTTGGCAGCCACATGTTCAAAGAAGGTTCTATGGTTATTCCTGGTGGAATTACCTGTGATAATCAATTTACGACAATTAAAGTCAATCCAAATCATTTAGGCATTGATATTACTGTCTATCTTGACGCATTGTCTTCTGGATCTAATGGTAAAGGAACAAAGGTAATCGGTCAAGATTCTAAAGTTGTTGGTAATATTAGTGGATATATACTCCCACCAACTTTAGATGTAGAAGATATTACAGTTTTTGTCAAGTATCGCGATAGTGCTGAAGATGGGGAAAGTGTAGAATTTCAGGATGGTGAAGTTTTAATCCTTGATGAAAACCTCACATATGGCAACACAACCCTTGTTGAGGGTGATACGGTACTTACCCTTAAAGGAACTGAAGCAACGCAGACAGGATATGCTGTAGGTGTTGCAGAGGGCGTTTACTTTATCAGAGGTACCTTTGTAGATGTCCAAAAACAAAGAATTGTTTTGGATCCATATGACAATGAACCATCATTTAGAGTTGGATTTGATGTCGTAGAAGAAATTATAAACTCAGATGAAGATGAATCCCTGAATGATAATGCAAAAGGATTCACAAACTATTCTGCACCAGGTGCAGATAGATTAAAAATTAGTGTAAAATTAGCCAAAAAGCAATTAACTGATACTGATGACGTCAACTTCATCGAATTAGTTAAAATTGATCAAGGAGAAATTAAAAAACTCCAAAATCAGTCAGATTACAACATAATCAAAGATTATTTCGCAAAGAGAACTTTTGAAGAATCTGGTGACTATGCTATTGATAATTTTATCGTAGAAACATCAGAGTGTTTAAACGATGAAAAGGGAAATGGTGGATTATTTAAGTATGATGAAGTAACTGAGCAAGGAAATACTCCCTCAGAAAATTTGGTTTCTGTTAAAGTTTCTGCAGGAACTGCTTACGTTAGGGGTTATGATATTGATTTAGTTGGATCTACTGTCCTTGATGTTGAAAAACCAAGAACAACCAAATCAGTTGCAACTGCAGCAGTCCCATTTGCAATGGGAAGTTTATTGAAAGTCAATAATACGGCAGGTGTGCCATACATTAACATTGGCGACAGTGACGCTGGCGGTGCAAATAGCACTAATGGCAATATCATTTCTTTATATAAAGAAAGAAGAAATAACACTGGTATTACTAATATTTCTGATGCAGCAACAGCAGGTCTGAACACCAAAATTGGTGAGGCAAGAGTTTATTGGTATGGTCTTGCAGATGATACTTATAAAAATGCTGCTACTCAATTTGATCTGTACTTATTTGATATTCAAACTTATACAGTTTTAACATTAGCAAATACTTACAATACTAATGATGTTCCAGATACCTCTATTGTTAGAGGTCTTTCAAGTGG